CTTGCTGACGAAATCGCCACTCATGGTGTAGTTCACATTGACGCGCATAACCTCACCAACAACACATGACAACTCGGCGCTAGTAAGCACTGCGTCAAACTCCAAAGACTTAGTGTCAAACTTCAGCTTTAGTCTTGCGAGTGACGAAATTGTGCTGTCAGCGTCAGTGTCCTGATTGACCTGATTTAGCAGCTTGACTGGCGCGTCGTCGTAATACAAGACAGTCATCGCTCCAGAAGCTGAGCGCACTCCGGTCGTAAATGCCCGAACGTCTTGGCCTAGCGTCGTTACCTCCAACGCATCCGTGTTAGCAGTCAGGGACCACTGCACAACTTTGGCAACGGGGGCAAGGTCGTTTTCAGAGGTTCCAAACTCGACGCTGCCGTCTTGACCCGCGTAATACTTAGCCATGATCAGGCACCCTCAAGCTCGCCAGTGAACTCACACGTCACTGTAGACAGTCCTGGCTTAACGCTTGTAACTGATGGTGGCGATGCGTATTTCCACTTCAATAAGCTATTCGTCTCCCGAATCCAAGGCGTCAAGTTCTCAGACGCGCCAGCGGCTACGTTGCTGACCGTGAACTCGGCGTAGTTGTCGCCGCTCATCACGTCCACATAGTTCTGCAAAATCAGTGAAGCGTTTGTGTCGGTAATGTTTGCAAACGTCAAGCTCAGGCGGCTGCCTGTCCGTTGGTTGCCATAACGCACCCGGACCACTGCACCGTTTTGAGCCTGGAACTGCGTCTCAGGAAACACCCCTGGCTCGTATGAACGACTGCTAGGGACTAAAGCGGGGAAACTTACTGCTGTCATTAGTCCTCAGAGATCTCAAACTGCTCCAGTTCTTGCCCGTCAACTGTAAACGCCCTGTCCACAAGTGTAGCCAGCGTCCCGCTAATGGTTAACTCTTGGTGCGTTCCAACAATGTCCACATAGCCCTCGTCGTCAATCGTCAGGCTGTCCACGCGGTAAACACGGGCCTGCCTGTCTGTTTGGACCGTCGTAAAAATTGATTTGAAGAACAATGGATCGCCTGTCTTGCCGCCAGATACGTTCATCGTCCCTTCCTGCATCCTGGTGTCGGTCCCTCCCGGCGTCCAGAAGAAAACGTCATGTGGTCCGTCGTTCAACGTTGTTGTTGACGTGATCCCGCCAGAAGCGTCAACACTGCCGTTATTGAAACGACTCGTGTGGGTTCGATCTGAAACAACCTTGATGTAGTCGCCAGCCTGCAACGCTAAAGCCGAGCTAGGCGTCGTTTTGAAACTAATCGTGTGGTCAGTATGAGCGCGAACACGCAGTTTGTATTTGGCAATCGTGCTTGCGTGGTTTCTGTTGGTGCAGAAAGAAGTTAGATCCAAAAACTCCTCAGGATCAGTTTCTGAACCTTTGATAAATTTAAACCCGTCATTTCGAGCAGAATCTGGCGATTTGTACGGCGCAGTATTCGAAAACCTGATGCGTACAGTTTTTTGCTCCGAGAAACCGTTGTCTACTTCTTCGCGATAAGCAACAGCTGCCTTAAACAGTTGCCGATCTTGTGGAGGCAGAAAACTAACCTGCATGTCCTTCATGTTTCCATCAGTGAACAGCGCCTTAATTTCGTCGTTTATATTTCTGTTTCTGTCGATAACATACGTTGCTTCGTTGTAAGGCACTGAAGGCTTCAAAGCGAACCTGCCGCCAATAATTGTAAAATCAAGCAAGTTAAATGCTGCGTTAGTCGAAATAAAATCTCGCAACGCCTGACGGTCTTCAAGAATGCCATCAAACGTAAAACCATTGGCACGGCAGAACTGAGCTGCAATCGTCATTGCGTCACGATCAACAGTTGCTTTAGGCACTCGCTTGCCCGCTCCAATGCGTGCATCGGTCAGCAAGTTATATGCGATTTCTGCAAAATTATTGGTTGAGGCCCTCAGCGCTCCAGGGAGCACTGCTACACCGTTGTCATCAATTAAACGTTCAACTTTTATTCCTTGCTTGATGTAAGCACTGAGTTGGCCCATCGATGTCCAGTCTTTGCCAGCCAGAACACGAAGTCCCAGCAAAGACAAATCATCATATTCAGCTGCTTTGTCAGGTTTAATTTGCTCGTTAACAAAAGCAATCTCGTGCTCTGGACCTTCCTGGTGGCTAGTCTGCTCAGCCTGATACTTGGGATAGTCAGCAACTGCATCTAGGATGTTTAGCGGTTCTTTGCCAGGCTGTATTCGCTCTACTTCTGATGTTTCCTGGATATACAAAGTCACACCAGTAACACTGCTGTCACTGTTGGTAAAACTGGCCGACACAGCTTCGCCAACTTTGTATCCGGACCCACCATTTACTATCTCCCATTGCCATTGACCTACAGCAAAACTAGAAGCACTAATTTCAAGCCCCGTACCAGAACCCCCGACCACGTTGTAATTAGCTGGAAGAACGTCAAAGTCGGGAAGCGTTTCGGTCTTTTCGTACTTTTCAATGTAATAAAGCTTTCTGTCGATCAAATCACCGATATATTCTCCTTTTTCAATTTTGCCAAAATAGCCAACAACAGGAGCTACATAACGAATCCGGTAAATTCGATATACAGGCAGATTTAAAGCTGTGTCAAAATAAGCCAGGTTTCCGGCCCGATAACTAATTGGATTCGAGGGACTAACGACTTGGTTAATTTCAGCAGATACGTCTACTCCGTTCCAAACAGCTACATACTGCTCCTGAGCCGTACCTGGGTTTTTAATAAACACATAGAACAGGTTTGGCGCAAACAGCTCACCGTTTAAATTAGGATTGTCTTCAACGACTCGTTCTTCAGTTGCAGGAGTAACAACGGCTTGTTCTGCCTGAGAAACGCTTTCAGGTGCTCTATAAAGCTTTGTCGTATCTACATCGTTAGGCTGTTCTAGTTGGTTCGTAACGTCAACACCCTCCCAAACAGCAAGGCTTACACGGCTGCCATCAAACTGAACATAATTGTGATTAGCGGTTGAAGGATCGGTACGGTTAAACCTAATCTCTTCTCGCACCCATTCTTGCTTACCCTCAACGGTCTTACCGCTAAACGCGCCAAGCCTGTAAATGTCTCCTAGCTTTTTAGGCTCACCGCCCCAGCGGACATAAGCCAGATCGTTGTTGTTGGGATCTGGAACGTTAATCAGAACGCCGTAATCTAGTTTTCTGGCATCCTCGTCGTAGACCAATCTTGTCCCGATGAAATCAAAACTGACCTCCATGGGGACAGGACCATTTGCCGTTGTCGTAAATCTGTCAACGATCCCACTAGTAATTATTTCTACATCATCGACGCTGGTAAATTTAAACTCGCCATTTGAGACCTTGTCTACAGTCAGCGTTTCTTGTTTACCCGTGTAAGAAATCTGAAAATTACCCAGCGGCGTTTGGTCGCTGTTTACCGTTTCAAGACCGCCTCTTCCCAAAAGCTGCACAGGTTTTGAATCGTTATCTATTAAACCAACAAACCTGTCAACTACGTCTGAGCCTGGAACAGGCATGATCCTGAACTCGTACTGCATCCGCTTTGGATGACTAATTCGCAGTGTGTTGTACTGGGGTTGAGGACTATTGCCTTTAACAGCAAACACTTCAGCGTTTGAAATGTCGTGAAATTTACCATCATTTGCAGCGTTTATTTCCCGACACTCAACCCTAAAAAAGCTGTAGCGCGTTTGAAAAGTCGTTACCCGTCCCAATGAAAATGGCTGGTCATCATCTTCAAATTCTGCAAGAACTGCATCGCTTGGTTGAGATGGAACATTAGCAAAGCTGTTTATTTTCTTGAAAACAACGCTTTTAATTCCTATCTCAGTTTGATCGCAAGCCCTGTTGTTGGTAATTGTTGCAATGCTTACCTTCTGGAGGTGGTGACCATAAGAAGGATTGCCTCTTGCGTTATTTCCAAAAAATTCAGTATATGCGTCTTTAAATTCTTTCTGGCCAGCCCCGTAGTTGCCGTTTATCAACGTAGCCTTGCCTGGCTCTTTGCACTGGAATTGGTAAGTGTTGCCTTTAGTGGTTCCTGGCTCTAAAGGCTCATTTAGGCCAATGTTTACGCACTGCACCAGTGCCGTTCCAAATAAATACAAATCTCCTACGTTGATGTTTGTATCTGCATCAACCATGCGCTGGTCAATAGCCGTGTTGATGTCAGACGTGCCATGTGGAGCAAACTCTTCCGCGCCTTCTCTGTCAGGAGCGTTCCTGTAGATAACACTTTGGTTTTTTGCCATCTCTATGCTAATTGCAGCATTTGACGCATCTAGCAC